GTGCATATTGTTATTTATTATTTGTTTTTCTTTTTTCTCGAATAATACGGGCATGTCTTCAATCATTATCGGTTTTGTTTTTGTGCTTGTGACAAATGGATATACTCTTTTACCGCATATCTTTTTAAGCATCTCATAAAATACGTCTCCTTGATTGTTTACTTCGACATAGACTTTAGCATTGTACTCGTTTATTTTAATTCCTACTTTGTCAATTATTCTAGTCCACTCATCGTGCCTCCAGCGTTCACAATATACTATTTGCTTATGCTCGTTTATAATTGTGAGTACTGTGTAATCGTCTGCTCGTCCAATATCCAATCCTCCGTAATATACATTTGAGTTTGACGGCTCTCCGATGCAATCTCTGACATTTGCAAATTGTCCACTTGAATTGCCTCGAAACTCTGCGAGATACTCTTGTCGAAATATGTGACTAGGTAAACTTCTTTTTCGCTCTTCTAAATCTAACTCGTTTATGAATGGAGTATCGTAGCTTGTAAAGTGGAAATACTTATATCGGTTGTCGTAATTTGGCTGGAGTGATAGAGTGTGAAAATGATTTTTTCCTTTGGGTGTGGATATGAATATTACTTTTTTTCCTTTGACTAATACTGTAGCAGAAAGCACCTCGCTCCATAACTCCTCTCGTGTAAATGCAACCTCATCTATAATCAAATAGTCAAATGTATTTCCTCGAATATTATCCGGTCTCTCTCCAGAGAAAAAAGAGATTGTACTTCCGAATCCTTTGACTGTTAATTCACTTTGATTAAACTCAAAAAAGCCACTCGTTCTGGTGGCCTTCTCTAATTCGCTAAATACTTTTTTACCTTGCTTATATACCGGAGTTACCCAAGCAATATTACAACCTCTGTTATTAATTGCCCAGTATAACATTTGATTAATAGCCAGCATCGTTTTACCAAACTGCCTCCCGATATTCAATACATAATATTTGTATGGCTCATTATTAATTGAATCGTGTATTTGCCTCTGGTTTGAATGTGGCTTATAACCTTTAATGTTACTCATCAAAATCAAACTTGGTTACATTCACTTCGGTCTGTGTCTTCTCAACTAATCCGTTTAATCTTTGAGTTATACTTGGATTATACATTCCGGCCATACCTCCCTCAATCTGGTCTTGTCTTACTGCTTTTTTTACACGTGAACAGATAGTCAAATAATCCGAGTATTTATTATCATAATTAGCAAAATAGTTGCTTAAATCTTCTATTATGTCGTGGTCTGCTAACCAGCATTCGAATCCCTCTATTGTTAGTGGTCTTTCTTTTTCTCTTTGTACATTAAAAGCGTCTTTACCTACCCAGTCTTTAATTAGAAATGGTTTGCTCTTTGTCTCTTTTTTGTACTCTTGGAAATACTCCCATAGTTTCTCTGGTGTTTCTATGTATTTTCTCTTTCCCATATTTTATTATTTTAGTTGTTGCTCTTGGAAGTCTATTAAGTTGTGTAAACCTTGTAATCTATCTATGTCGTATATGTCTCTAATTCTATTTATAAGTACTGCTTGAGGATTAGTTAGTTTTAAAACTTTGTTTCTTATCTCTTCAAGTCTTTTATCGTCTCTACAAGCTAAATCGTAATTGTTAACTGAATGAATTACTGTTGCGTGATTATAATTTTTTCCTTTGCTCTTGTATATGTCTGCTATACTATGTAACGTAAGATTAAAATCTTTGCGTAGTATGTAACAGAATAAACTCCTTGCGTCTATTATTGGTCTCTTTCGTGAGTTCTCAAATACGTTTACTTTAAGTGTATCTTTTATCTCGTTGGCTATTAATTTGTATTCCATTTATTTTGTTTTTAATTTTAAAAGTAAGTAACATTCTATAAATCTCTCTCGTGCTTTCTGCTTGTGTATTTTTTTAAATAGACTAAATACTACTCTAATATAATTATAATCGCTTAAACAGTCTTTAAATGCGTTTTTAACGTACTTTGCTCCATATCCTTTGCAGAAGTTTACATTGTCGGCAGTATCTCCTACTATCATTTGCTCATAAAAGTTATACTTTGCCTCTGCCTCTGTTATATTGTGATAGCATTGTTTCTTATAATGATAGTCATATATGATGCAAGGTAACTGTTTGTAGTCTTTGTCTATGCTTACTATTATTACTTCGTCTCTTCCGAATGTCTCTGTTAGATTGGTCCAGTAGGTTGCTACTAAATCGTCTGTCTCTACTCCGTATCCTTGCTTGGCTTGGTATTGCTCTTTTACATAGTCTTGCAATTCATTTAGTATAGGAGGGACTTCTCTGTCTATTCTATTTGCTTTGTATGTTTTGCTTATCTGTTTGCGAAAGTTGCCTCTTGCTCCAGCAAATGTTATAACCTTATCAACTTCGTGATCCAGTTCGATAGTATTAATGATTTTCATTACTACCTCGTTGTATTTGTCTTTTGCCTCTTCGATGTTATGGTAACCGGTATCCTCTGGAGATTCTTTTTGCTTATAACAACTGCTCCAGATTAAACTGTCTGCATCTATTAAAACTATCATATCGTTACAAGTCTAGTTATTTCCTCTATTTGCTCTGCCAGTTCTTTTTTGGCTCTTTCTCTGTCTGCTATTATCTCTTTGAGTATAGCTTCTGTTTTGATTAATTCATTCATATTATTTTGGTTTTAGTTATTTTACAAAGATAATCTTTTTTATGTTATTAACAAATTTTTAGTATTTATTTATTAATGATGCTTGGCTCTCGGATAAAAAGTAAACAGTTTTATTTATTAGTTCGTCTCTTCCAAATTTCTCGGTTGCTTTGCAGTTTATTATACTTTGCTCCGGCAGTTCTAACGAATCTAAATAATAAAGATAGTTTCCTCTGGAGTCAAATACATAGTAAAATTTCAAGCAATCCTCCATTTCCATTAACTTATCGTATTTGTATTTCTCTAGTACTTTAGTTGGATAGTATGCGTGTCTTAATTTAAACTCAATTACGCAGTCAAATCCTTTCGATGTTTTGCAAGGAAAATAAAGTTAGCCTTTGGCTTAATACTCACGCTAATACTAACGCTCTAAGACAAGTTTACAGAGCAGACCATCCATTCGCTGGGCATCCACTTCCTCCAATGGCTTCGGATGTCGAGGGAGGAGGTAAGTTCGTAAATAGAGCAGACGATTTTATTGTAGTACACCGGTTAACTTTGCACCCGCAATTATACACAACTACGATGCTACATATTCGAAAGATAAAAGAGATTGAAACCGGAGGCCGTCCTACTAGTATTGATAATCCGATTGAAATTGTAGCTTTACAGAATAACGTAGGATTTAGTATAGACGGCAAATCTATCTTAAGGACTATAAAAGAAAGTCAACTTAATTTTTTATAAAATGAATATACTCGATGTCCTATTCGTAAAGCATTCCACTTGGTTAAAATATGTCAAATCATTTGGATGCCCAGATGACATCGCAGAGGACTACGTCCAAGAAATGTACATTAAAATTTATAATTATAGTCAGTTAAGAAATAACGATTTAATGTATGATGGTGAAGAGATAAACTTCTTTTTTGTGTACGTGACTCTCAAAAATATGTTTTACGATGACTTGAGAAAGAACAAAAAGAAAATATATGTAAACATAGAGGAGATAATATTAATAGAAGAGCCAAGCGAATACTCGGAAGAGAGGTTTTATTTTCAAAAGGATTTAGTTACAAATTGGATTAAAGAGTTAAACAACGAAATAGACTCAATAGAAGACCATACAGAGTACAAAGCAAGTCTCTGCTATATAAAGTTTATTTATCAAAAAATATTCGTTGAGAGCTACTCAATTACAGATTTAAGTGAAGAGACAAAATTAAGTTACTGGAGCATAAGAAATACAGTTAAAAGAATTAAAGAACAAATAAAAAATGAGACATAATTTAGAAGACCAATTTACAAGCGATTTAAGAGCCGATATTTTATTGAGTAAATACTCACTACCATATTTAAAAGAAGTTATAAACGGCCTTATTCAAAACGCTAAAAACAGAGGAGAAATAATAGAGTTAAACTACTGGAACGAAGTAGCACTCGAAATTAAAAAACGAATAGTATGAGACTAGGAGATAAACTAGAATACTTATTTAGAGTAACCGGTATACAATGGCTAGTAAAAAAAATCTATCCTAACTGCAACTGCGATAAAAGAAGAGACAAGTTAAACGAATTTAATTTTAAAAGAAAATGAAAACAGCAGTAGAATGGTTATTAGAAGAATTAGTTAAAGGTGATTTTGAAGAACAACAAATTGCAATTAAACAAGCAAAAAAAATTGAAAAAAAACAAATAATGGATGCTTGGTTAACTACAAAGCAA